ACTGCTACTATAATTCAGTCGGGAACCACGATCTATCAAGCTCAGGGCGGAAACGGCGGAGGTACAGCCGGGACTAATAATTCGGTGGCTGCTCCAGGAGGAAGCGGAGCGGGTGCTGCTGATGGTGGACAAGGAGCAAGTTGGGTAGACGCTAACGTTCAAAGTTCAGATGGTGCAGCGGGCGTGACTAGCAGTCTTGTTGGATTCCCTATAACATATGGCAGCGGTGGAGGTGGCGGTGGAGCTAACGGTCGTAATAGTAGTTCTGGCGGTAAAGACGGCGGTGGCAGAGGCGGATCTAACTTTGACTCGATAAATGGAGTAGCAGGTGTAAATGGGCTTGGTGGCGGCGGTGGTGGTGGTATGGGTGTTGGAGCCGGCTCCTCTTCAGGTTCTGGTGGCAGAGGTGGAGACGGTGTTGTCGTTCTTCGCTATTCAACCTATGTGCCCGCTGTTCTTGCCAATACGCTACAGGGTGTGCTGAAAGGAGCTGCTAGTACCGTTAGTGAGAATGCTCAGCCAAACATTACAAGCATGGGAACATTAAGCAATTTAACCGTTCTAGGAAATTCTGCTTTCTCAAGTGCTACTTATGTTGATATGTATGGAGGCACTAAAGGTTCTGTAGTCGGAGTAGTCGAAAAACTAGAACGAGTGATGGTTGAAATCACGACCACAGGATCAGGTTCTTATGCCATGCCAGCAAGCGCTACTGATATTGAAGTTCTAATGATTGCCGGAGGCGGCGGTGGGTCATGGGGGAACTCAAGCGATAATGCTAGTGGCCGTGGAGGTGGCGGTGGCGAAGGCGGCGAGGTATATTATAGAATCATAGGCAATCAATGGGCTGGGAAAACTCTGAGCTATTCAGTTGGAGAGGGTGGTCAAGGAGCGGTTAGAGGAGGTACTACTGCTTCAACTAATGGGGGTAATACCTCTGTCACCGTAGATGGAACCACGATTACTGCTTTGGGTGGTACAAGAGGCGGTAATGGACCAAGTGACGTTGGCGACAATTGGATCGGCGGTACTGGAAGACAGGGATCTGATGGTGGTAATGGAGCAGGCTATAACGGTGGTGGTGGTTCAGGAGGAACAGCAGGAAAAAGTTATAGAATATATAACGCTAGTTACATCGCTGGAGCCGGTGGCGGTGGCGGTGGCGGCGGCTCTAACAATACAGCAACATGGCAGGGCGGCGGCGCCGGCGGAACAGGCGGTGGTGGATCGGGTGGTACAGGTCAGTTCTATATCAATAATGCTGGTAATGGCGGAGCAGGAACCAATGGAACTGGTGGCGGAGGAGGAGGAGGTGGCGGTAGCTCTCAAGCAGCATCCAACGGTCATAGTTCAGGAGGTGGTGCTGGTGGTAGTGGTAGGCTTCTAATATCTTACGCTTATATGCCTGCTGTAAATACTACTACTTATAACCTTAGTATGATTGGACCAACTGATTCAGTTGATAATCTAGATCAGAACTTGTTGTTAGACCCATTTCATTTAGCAGCCTATCTTACTTCGGCTAATGTCACCTCCGCTGGTAGAGGTATAGTTAGTGTTGCAGAGGGAACAAAGCAAACGTTCAGTCCAATAACCTATACATCAACCAACGGTACTCAGACGATTGGATTTAGCACACAGGGAGTGGGAGGTATCAAGACCAATCAAACAGCGGTGTTTGGTAAAGGCTTCAAAAACACGGTTACCACGGCTCAAGTTCCTCCTTCAGTATCAATGGTCAACGGGCTAGGAGCTGCCGCGAGTAACGTCGTTGTTACGGTAAGTACTACAACTAGTGGAGTCACTCTTAGTGGCAATACAACAGCAACCAGTAATGCTAACGGTGTAGCAACATTTACGGGTCTAACCTTTAGTGCTAGTTCTTATACCAATAATATCAGCTTGACATTCAGTTGTAACGTTGATAACATTCCTCTGAGTACTACTCAAAGTAATATAACGTTTCAAGATGGAGTGACTATAAAGATTGTTCAACCGGCAGTCACTGCTCGTGCCAATGTTGCAGCGAGCACCGTGTTTCATACTGCTCCGAATGTTATGGTAGTTTCAACACCAGGTGCTAATCTTACTGGAAAAACTGTAACATTAAGTGGTGCTAATCTAGGATTGTCAGGCACGACCACTGTTACTCTAGCGCCTAACACGGCTGAAGTTGCTAATGGAATAGCGTATGCTCGATTTGCCAATCTATCGTCTAACCTTGCTCAGAGCACTACTTCAGGGTCATTGACGTTCAGCGTTACTAATAGTGACGCTAACGTTACTCAGAGCAATATCGCCGCTGTAATATATCATACAGGTGGTGCAATCACTCGCTCGGCTAACTGGGTCTATCATACGTTTCTAGGCAGCGCCAGTACTCAGACAATGTCTTTTGGCAAGACACAAGCAAACGTTGAATATCTTGTAGTTGGCGCTGGCGGACGAGGAGGTGGTGGTGCTCCTAACTTTAATGGTTCTGGCGGCGGCGGTGGTGGAGCCGTGCTAGCGTTTTCAGGAGCAACATTCCAAGCACAGGGCTATTCAATGACAGTTGGCGTGGGTTCGGGTACTCGTGATTCTTCATTCAACGGTGTTACTGCTACTGGTGGTAACGGTGGAACTGCTAGTGGTAATACTGCTGCAGCCTTTGGACGAGGCGGCGCTAGCGGCAGTGGAACTGCTGGAGGCAGTACAAATGGAGGAGCGGGTGATGCTGCTACAGCCGTGACCATACCACCAAACACTGGTACTAGTGGCGGTGGTGGTGGAGCAGGCGGATTTAATCTCAATGGCGGTAACGGTGGCGCTGGAACCACATGGTCTGTAAATGGACAGACATATGGTGGTGGAGGCGGCGGTGGTGCTGGATATAATCTTACTCGTGGTACAGGCGGAACAGGCGGCGGTGGTAATGGAGCTAACTCTAATGGAAACAACTCAGTCAGCGGTTCTCAAGGTACTGACGGAACTGGAGGCGGTGGTGGTGGAGCTTATGGAGGTGGTACTGGAGGTTGGGGTGGAAATGGTACAGTTATTATAGCATATCCACTCGCCGAAGATAACAGTTACCCTGTCGGTGGAGGCATTGTTGCAAGCTCAACTGTCCCGGCAAGCGATAACACTTATACAAATGTAGCAGTTGCTACTGTGCCAGCGGCAAACACAGCACTCCCAACTACTGGCAGCGCTCAGATGACTAACTATCTGGTTGCTATGACAACTACAGGATCAGGAGTCTATGAGACAGCATTTCTAAACAGTCAGGTCGGAGTAGCAAGCGGAAGAGAATACGAGTCGGGATTATTCTCAGCAGGTCATCAATTTGTATTCGCTATAGAGCTTGGCTCTGAAGTTACTATGACCGTTAAGTTATATAGTTCAGATGCTGCTAACTCCAGTATACGAGATCTAACTGATCCTGTTACACTTGTCGGAGTGCCCGGTATGAATTCTAAATTATTGATCATCAATAATAGACCTCTGCCGTTGCATACAGTAATCAGATTACAGATAAAGTTTTTTGGACCAGCGATTATCGGTCCGGTTGCTTTGATTCCAGGCGGTTCTGTGACATCTAACTTCCCACAAACGGGAATTTCAGTCTATGAGGCATTTAGACGAGTAGCTGATGTTACAACTTATACTGGTCTAACGTGGTAAATATTATAAAAGGGAGTTTATATGGGTCGTCCGTTGAAATGTACAAAGGCTAATAATGTTGATACTGGAATAACATCGATGTTTGTCGATGGTCCTAAGTTAGGAGTTATCGGAGGTATCGGAACTCTTGACGGCAGTCAGTTGATCATTAAAGCTAATATCGAATACACACCAGGCAGTTATGCTAGTGGAGATGCTTTTATTGTTCGTCAAAAGGGATCAAAAAAGTTTTTGGTAGCAAACGTTGCTAACACTGCTAGACAAGGCATTTGTTATATCGTTACATCAAGCACAGTTACAAACTTAAATGCTGGAGAGATGAGAGTTGTAACCAGTGATACTGCTCCCAGTGATGTCGTACTAAGAGAATTTTCAAACAAGTATGGCGTTAGTGACGTTGGATTGGGATATTGGTTAACAATGCCTGGATTTGGAACAGCAACAGCAAATAATCTCTCTGGCAGTTTGAATGATGGTTTATATACTGTAGTATCCGCTAAAACAGTATCATAATAATAATCATAGCGGAATTTTTTATGAGATATCAGACCACTGATATCTCATTTTTTATCTGATGCTAGTTTTAATAATCGCTAGTTTTTCTTTAATGATATCGTAATTTAGTGTATTGAACAACCCACGATGTAGAGGCTTGGGATACACTGACTCATCAACCCAACAATATCCAACATGCTCATGATTTAAGACGGGCATAAACTCACTATCAATAATGCTACAAAATGTATGATAGATGAATTTTTCATCATTACTTGTATATTGTTCTATTGGGAATACTTTAAGATGCTCGGGCCACCAATTCATTTCTTCTTGACATTCTCTTTTTAGCGTGGCTAACAATGATTCAGAAGATTCTTGTTTCCCTCCGGGCAACCCCCAAAAGTTTCCTGCTCGATCATTTCTAAGCAAATACAGATGACGATTAGTTTCACGAGCACATATCAATAACCCAACACTATGAGTTATTCTTTTTTGAGCGTTCATTAAATGATAACTCTCCAACTTCCTTGATCATAAAATCCTTCAACACTCTTGCTCCATCCTTCACCTGGTCCCCAACGATATTGAATATTGCTATAATTATTGATCACGAACTGTTGTTCAATAACATTATCGCCAGACCAACTTACAATCCATCGTCCGCCATCCCATTGAATAATATCATCTCGACGACAGATTAAATCTCCCCAGGCGTAACCATACACTCGATTAGTGGTATCAATAATAGTACCATTTTTCATATTGACCTGAGATGGATTATCAACCATGATAGTTCCAGCAACAGGATCCAAGTCAACGATCTGAGTATTGATAGGAAATATAGCAACACCTGACTCATCACGAGCAGTAAGTATGCTGTAAAACCATGCTTCGGGCGCAGTGGTTGCTAACCCAGATACTGAAAACTCAGTTGTTCCTGCTGGGTAATCTTGAAGAACCTCTAGCGATTTGCCTGATGCTCCGGATCCAACGTCATTGAGTACAATATATCTTTTACCAGGAACGCCAGGAGTTTCAACAGGAAGATCTACTCCAGGACCCTGTGTCAACGGATCAATTACTCTGTCAATGGCTTCAAGTGTATTGGTAGGTAAGGTGTCAGGGTCAATTGTATATTTAAGAACTCTGTCATCAAGTGGATCAAATGAAATGGTACCCAATATCTCGTTATCAAGATAGGGATTTTCTAACGCTATCATACTGATTCCATTTTTAACAGCACCGTATGGACCCAGTGTAGCAGACCAATATAAAGAAGTATCAGGGCTTTGAGGAATTTCTAAACTATCTTGTCCTGGGTACTTGGGTTGACTTGCAGGAAGAAGTTGTAGCGTATTACCTAAGAATAGTATCTGATAACCATAAGGCGTGATTTTCTGACGAGTTCCAAGTAAAAGATCATCATCTTTCATATCAGTTAGAGCACTGCCCTTGTAAATGCTAGCAATCACCTTGTGAATAATACCCATCTTGTTGATTTTGACAGCACTGCTGATCCATACCGGAATTTGAAATCCCCAACTCAGCACATCGATTGGATTACCCGTACCCAATGGAATGCTTCTACTAGTCCAATTTATGCCATCTTGATAGACAACGCTCAGTGATGTCCAATCAATGAAGTTGTCAGTGCTTTGTATCTCCATACTTGGATTAAATAGCACGGCTAACTGTTCCCATATCTGTAATTTCTGTTGATAGTTAGTAGTCCAAATATCTACCGTCAAACTTAACTTATACGGAACAGGCATAATACGTTGTATTTCAAATGCCTGCCCTTGAACAGTTTCATATTCACGAGTTTCAGCATTATAGGATCTTTGTCTAACGGTTCTACGATCTAAAAAGTAGGGCTCTTGAGTTCTTGATTGATCATATTCAATGCTCTTGATGTAATAAGTTATCAAGGGAGCCTTGGGTAAGTTACTAGCACTGTTATTGGCCATTATAGTAGCAGCCTGACGACTCATATCTCCATACATGATAGGTACTCGGATAACAATAGGATTTCCTCTATCATCGGTACCATTCTCTACTTCCCAATTTGAGAAAATACGAGCGAACTGAATAAGAAATCGTCTTATCTGATTATCATAGAATAGGCTAGCCATTATAAATCCTTGAATGTTAGATTATTTAGTGACAGTTAGTCAGGTCTAATCTTAAACGCTTGACTAAGGCTAGTTTTACTTGGCATTGTGGTACCATCGTTAAGTTTAAGAACCTCGGTGTTATTGATAAACGTACTAAGTTGACTCTCATCATCAGGACCAAACCCTGGCGCTGTTCTAACTCTACTAGAAATTTGAACCCATAATTGACCATTCCATCTAAACAACTGCTGAGGTAGATAATCTAAGCGAAGAAAGTAATCTCCTACGGTTGGATTAGCAGGAAACTCAATGCCTGCTCCTGTTGGTTCTCCGTTTGGAGCAGTTCCATCTCCTGAAGCATATCCACTGATATAACCAAAAGATCTTGGGGTACTACGACGAATAAATTGAAAACGAGGATCACAGTCAGCACGATAATCCATGATATTAGGATCAGTAATAACACCGTCAAAATCATGACTAATAGTTAATACAGTATTACTTTCTAAATCATAGAGTAATGGTTTGGTTAGAGTTACTTTTGTCAATGTTCCGCTAGCAAACCCATTTTGTTCTATTCGTAATATTCTTGTATTTTTTTGGAACGGATCATTGGGTACATTCTCGGCAATGATTTTTAGTCCTGTGATAATATCTAGAATTCCAGTTGGAGTTGCTATAAATTGAATAACAGATTCTCCTCTGGGAATTTTACCTAGTGTCTTAGCCTGTGTAGAAAGATGCTGATCAGCACGGCTGTAGGTATTATCAGCAGTGCCGTATGGTCCTTTAATAGTCGCCAATGCTGTAGCAGCCAATACTAAATCACCGCTAACTCTACCTGAACCTGTACCACTAGCAGATTTTTCAGGTTGAGTTTCCATTGCTTGAAGACTTACACTAATAAAACGATCAATACTTGACCCAATCATTGAATCAGCCGTCATATCCATCATTGATTGTAAAGCGGCACTGCTAATTTTTATGGCAGCACTGCTATTGACAAAGTCAGGATTATTGACAAACACTACTGTTCCTCTGTTTCTAACAGGTCCACCACCTGCTGTTATCAGTAGATTAATTGGAGGAGCAGGAACGCCATCTTCTTCTGTTGGTACCAAATATAATTGACTACGATCATACCCTATACTTGGAACTAAACGACTGGCTTCTTCTAACATAGCGTCATTGATCGCTAGATTTTGTTTATACTGACTGACAATGTCACTCAGAGTTCCATCACTTATGAGTTTCCAATATTGTTCATCAGGAGGAGAAATTCCAGCAGGTACATCGGTTAAACTTTCATAAACTTTGTTTCCAGAAGTAACCGTGTATCCTTTTTGATATGTGGTTTCAGCGGCCCATTGTCCCATCCAATTGTCTGTATTAGCAGGCTGTGATAATATCTCGTTAAACTCTTGACTATCGATCAAGGGTTCACACTTAATTCTCCATAGATGTGGGTACCATGTTTGACTAAATCCTTCACTTGCCCAATTAGCATCCGTGATTTGATAATATCGTCTTAAACTTATTGGAATCGTATCATTTAATGGATGATAGTCTGTAAGATGAGGTAACTCTAATACGTCACCGGTCATCAACTTTCTTCCAATCTGATCAATCATGTCATTGTAATGAACCGTAATAAAAATAGTATCATTAGATAAGAACAGACCAAACTGACTTAGATCGAAGTCTAAATTCTGAACATTATAGTGACCTCTAATACGATAGATATTGGGATCATATTTTCTATCACGATTTTCTAAGAACAACAGATCTTGTATGTTTCTTGGGTCTGATTTA